CGGCTTTAAACAAGCTAAAAGGCGTTAAAGACTTGGTACCGTATTTAGAAGACGGCGTTAAAATGGTAAAAGCAAATACTAATAACGGCGTAATACAAGACTTTAATTTGCGTATGAATTTAACGCCAGCAGAATATAAACAAATACTAGAATATGCACACAGTAAATACTAGACTATGCACATAACAAATAGTATAGATAAAATACACGAACTAGAACAGCAGCTAGTATTCCTACTAAATTTAGACGACTGGAAGCTAGAATGGACTGGCAAAGACTACAGCCACTACGACGCTATGGGTTTAGACTTGAACGATCAAAAATGTATAATAGAATTTAAATTTAGAAACGAAGCGTATATAGACAAAATGCTAGAAGTATATAAATACCAGGCGCTACTAGACGTAGATATAGCTAAACGGTACTACGCTGTAATAGATTTTAAAGGCTGCTGGGTATTTAATTTAGATAGTATAGAATACACAAGCCAGACTATAAACAGCCCTAGGCAGTCTATTTTTAACGACACTAATAAAGTAGAAAAACAAGTAATGATGTTAGAAAAAAGCAGCGCTGTAAAGCGTTATTTATATAAATTTTAACTAACAAAAAAATAAATTTTAAGATATGAAGCTACCAAAAATTAAACCTATACAACTAAACAGAAACCATAAATTTTTACTTAAAGCAGCTGCTTATTTTGCTGCTATTTATATAATTACAGTACAAATGCTAATTTTTGCACTAGATTATTTTGTAGGTTAGCAAACGAGAAAACAAAAACAGAAAAAAACAAATGGAATACAAACAGAAACTACAGGACCTAGGTATACACCTAACGGCTAACAGCGGCGAAACTAAAACAACTTGCCCAAAATGTAGCCACACTAGAAAAAACAAAAGCGACAAATGCCTAAGCGTAAATATAGACGAAGGTATATACAACTGCCATAACTGCGGCTATGCTGGGAATGTAAAATTTACGCCTAAAAAGGAATATACAAAGCCACCAAAGGTAAACGCTGAACTAAATAACCGTATTATAGATTGGTTCGCTGGTAGGTCTATTACTGAACCTACACTGGTCCACTGGAAAATAGGCGAAAGTCTAGAGTACATACCACAAGTGCAGAAAAAACGGCGTACGATCAACTTTAATTATTTTAGGGAAGGCGAACTAATAAACGTTAAATATAGGGACGCTGAAAAAAACTTTAAAATGGTTTCTGGCGCTGAACTTATATTTTATGGTGTAGACAACCTAAAAGACAGAAAGCGCTGCTATATAGTAGAAGGCGAGATGGACGCGCTAAGCTTACACGAAGCTGGTTTATACAGCGTTTGTAGTGTACCTAACGGCGCCAGTAAAGGAACGCAAAAGCTAGACTACCTAGATAACTGCTATAAGTACTTTGAAGACAAAGACGAAATAATACTATGCACCGATAACGACCAGCCAGGGCTACAGCTACGTAACGAACTAGCCAGAAGGTTAGGCGCTTACCGCTGTAAATACGTCGAGTTTGGCGATTACAAAGACGCTAACGAAGTTTTAATACAAAAAGGTGGCGAAACCTTACGGCAAATTATAAGCGACGCTAAGAACTTCCCACTAGAAGGTGTGCTAAACTTAAATAATATATGGAATAACGTCTTAAATTATAACGAAAACGGTATAAAAAACTACAGTATAAACCTAGGCGAAAGCGACAACTACTTTAATATGGCTTTTGGGGAATGGACTGTAGTAACTGGTATACCTAATAGCGGAAAAAGTGATTTTATAGACCAGGTTTTAGTTAATATAGCCACTAAATATAACTTCCGCTGCGCTATGTTTAGCCCAGAAAGCTACCCTTATGAAGGTCATATAAAGCGTATAGCTGACAAACTAAACGGTAAAAGCTGCGGTACAGACGACCTAAATAATACAAAAGACTTTATAGAAGAACATTTTTACTGGATAAAAATAGACTTAGAAAACCTTACGTTAAAAGGAATTTTAGATGCGTTTAGACAATTAGTATTCCAAAAAGGTGTAAACGTACTAGTAATAGACCCCTGGAATATGTTAGACCACAGCGCCCAGCGCGACTTTACATATATAGGAAAACTACTAAGCGAAATAACGCAGTTTTGCCAGCAGACAAATACCCACCTATTCCTAGTAGCACACCCCAGAAAAATAGAAAGCGATAACGGCGTATTTAAAAAGCCTAATCTGTACGATATTAGCGGCAGCGCAGACTTCTATAATAAGGCGTATAACGGTCTAGTGTGCTTTAGGTCTGTAGGTCAAAAGACAGAATACAAAAGCGACCTAGTAACTATATATGTCGAAAAAATAAAACGTAAAGAAAACGGACAGCTGGGACAATTTGACTTAGCGCCAGACTTCCATAACGGCGGTGTATACAAACCAATAGGTAAGGCTAGTAAGACATTTGAAGTAATTAAGGACACAAACGTACCCTGGGACTAGTATAACATATAACAACATATTTAACACAAACTAACATAAACTAACATAAACTAACACAAATTAGCATAATGAATACAGACAAACACCAGGCTATGTCCTGGGCGCTTAAAAACGGTATAAAAATTTATACTGTAGCCACGCGTAAAGGGCTAGGAATAGTAATAGAAGACAACGGTAAAAAGGTCCGCAGCCCAGATTTATACACCAATAATAAAGAAGCCAGCGCTAAAATATGGGAACTTTATACCTATCTTTATAAAAAATATAATAAATAAATACTATGTTTTTAACTTTTTTTCCTATCTACGGCTGTACTGTTGGCGTATCTTATACTGATAGCTTTACACGCGGCGAAGAACCAACTAACCACAATACCCACCAGCTACAGTTATTATGCTTTTTGTTCGGCGTAACTATAGGCTGGTATACTGATCTATAGCAAATGTCGTTTTCAGAAATACTATTAAAAAGGGACTTAGAACGGCTTAAACTTGAGAAGTCTGAACTATACCAAAGGGTTATACAACTGGAAGCCGAAAACGGTCTACTACGTACACAGATTAAAATAAAGTTTGGTCTAAAAGTAGAATAGCTAACCTGTAAAACTTAAAAAGTTTAAGATTTATTTGCAACTATAGTTTTTTTGTATATATTTGCTAAACAAATAACACTAAAAACAGAAATATGTACTTATTTGATTATATAAAACAAATAGAAGAACTTAAAGGGCGTAAATTAGACCTTAATCAATACACTGACATTTACCCTTTGGCAGAAATAGTAGAACGCGAAATAAAATTAAGAGAAGTTAAACTACAATAAAACTAAAAAAAGACAAATGCAAAACGTAAATTTTCCATTATTTAGCTATCTAAGAACGCGTAAAAAGGAACTAGACAAAGCTACAGCACGTATAGCTAAACTAACAGCAGAAGTAGACAAGCTAAACGAAGAACTAATAAGGCAGCGGAATATAATAACCAAAGCCCAACGGCTACTAAAACAGCTATAGTAACAAGCCCACCAATACGGTGGGTTTTTTTATGCTTATTAGTTTACGGCGTTTTTACGTACTTTTGCAATATGGCTACACAAAATACACAACAGAAAAAAACCGCACTACTAGAAGCCTTAGAAAAAAGCCTAGGCGTAGTAACTACCGCTTGTAAAGCAGTAGGTATAGCTAGAAAAACTTATTACCTATGGATAGCTAAAGACAAAGACTTTAAAGACGCTGTAGACGATATTAGTAACGTAGCCCTGGACTTTGCAGAAAGTAAACTACATAGCCTTATAAGGGACGAAAACCCTACGGCTATTATATTCTACCTAAAAACAAAAGGTAAGAAGCGCGGCTATATAGAACGCCAAGAGATAGCCCACGACGGTAGTATAGAAAGCAAGCTAATCGAATGGAAGCCAGCAGACAAAAAGTAACAGAAAGCTGTAATATACAATTTTACCAAACCCTCAATAGTAAAGCTAGAATAAAAATACACCAGGGCGGCACTAGAAGCGGTAAAACATTTGCAGTATGTCAGTACCTAGTATACCGTATAACAACGGCGCAAAAGCCGCTTACAATTGATATAGTACGTAAAACGCTTCCAGCTATTAAAGGTTCTGTACAGCGCGACCTAATAGGAATACTACAGCGCCTAGGTATCTACTACAAAGGCGTACATAACAAAAGTGAAAACACCTTTACGTATAACGGCTGTACTATATCGTTTCTGTCTGTAGACGAACCCCAGAAAATACGCGGTAGAAAGCGCCATATATGCTTTATAAACGAAGCTAACGAACTGCACTACGAAGACTTTAGACAGCTGAATATGCGTACAACAGAACAGCTTATAATTGACTTCAACCCCTCGGACCCTGTACACTGGCTATATACTGAACTAATAGATATAGAACGCGACGACGTCGAAACCTGGATAACAACCTATAAGGATAACAACTTTCTACCAGCTGAACTAGTACGCGAAATAGAACTACTAAGGGAACGCGACCCAGACTACTGGCGCGTCTTTGGCGAAGGGCAGCGCGCTGTATTTAGTAGCCGACAGATATTCCAGAACTGGACCCAGATACCTTACGCTGACTTCCCAGACTTAGACTACCACCTAGGTTTAGACTTTGGTTTTACTAACGACCCTACAGCTATACTTAAAGTAGCTAAGAAGGGTAACAAGCTATACGTACACGAGTTATTATATAAGACTGGCTACACTAACCGAGATATAGCGGACTTTCTAAAGGCGCAAGGGTTAAATCATACGCTTATGTTTTGCGATAGCGCCGAACCTAAGAGTATAGTAGAACTAAAGCAAATGGACTGCCTAGCTAAGCCAGCTGTAAAAGGCGCTGGTAGTATAACCGCTGGTATAAGTCTACTAAAGGAATTTGACGTAATAATAAGCCAAGAAAGTACTAACCTAATCAAAGAACAGCAGAACTACTACTGGCAGCAGCTAAAGGACGGTACGGTAATAAATACGCCAATTGATAAGCATAACCACTTATGCGACGCGCTTAGATATAGTACATATAGTTTATATAAGAACCGTAACGACTTTTTTGTAATTTAAAAATAGTAAATTTGTAAAAAATTAAGTATGGCTAGCCTATTAGACAGAATTTCAAAACTTATAACAAAGAACGCCCAACAGACAGCAGCCGAATATAACCGCGCTATATACCAGTACTTAGGCGAAAGTATTTTATGGAACCCAGAAAACGACAGAAGCTATATAGACGAAGGCTACCGTAAGAACGCTACAGTATATTCGCTGGTAAATATTATAACTAAGGCGGCTACTACTATACCCTTCCAGGTCTACGAAAAAAGAAGCGACAACGATTTAAAAAGATACAAAGCGCTAACAAGCGGCACGCTAGATAGCAGTACTATGTATCAAGCTAAGATGCTACAGAAGAACGCGTTAGTAGAAGTTAAAGACACCGCACTACACCAACTGCTAGACAGACCTAACGCGGCGCAGTCTTATAACAGCTGGCTAACTGAACTAATAGCTTTTGGTAAACTAACTGGTAACCGTTACGTATATGGTATAGGACCAGACAACGGACCCAACCAAGGTAAGTATACCGAACTATATATACTACCTAGTCAAGTGGTAGAAATAGTAAGTAATGGAATAATGCAGCCAGTAAAAGAATACCGTATAGAATATAACGGTAACTATTCTATGCCAGCAGACCAGATACTACATATAAAAGACTTTAACCCATACTACGACGGTACAGGCAGCCACTTATACGGTCAAAGCCCACTACGCGCTGGTCTTAGAAGTTTAACAACAAATAACGAAGCTGTAACTACAGGGGTTAAATATCTACAGAACCAGACCGCTAGGGGTGTACTTATGTCCGAAGAAGGCGATCTAAACGAAGTACAGGCGCAACAGTTAAAGGATAAATTTAGACAGCAGTACCAAGGTAGTAACAACGGCGGCGACGTTATTATAACACCTAAGAAACTTAGCTGGGTTAACTTTGGTTTAAACGCTGCGGACGTTTCACTAATAGAACAGTACAACGCGTCTATAAAAGATATTTGTAACATATTTAACGTACCTGTACAGCTGTTAAACAATACAGAAGCTAGCACGTATAACAATATGAAGGAAGCCAAAAAGGCTTTATATCAAAACGCTGTAATACCAGAACTGGTTAAACTACGCGACGAACTGAACCGCTGGCTAGTACCAATGTACGGCGATAACCTGTACCTAGACTTTGACTTTACAAGTATACCAGAACTACAGGAAGAAAACGACAAAGTAGTACAACAGCTTAGTAGCGCCTGGTGGATAACACCAAACGAAAAACGCGCCGTTATGAATTACGGTAAGGACGAAGACACGCCAGCTATGGACGACTACTATATACCTAGCAACCTACTGCCA